GTTGTCAGCTGTTCCAGTTCTACCTTGAGACTTCATCAGTCTTTCAGCAGTGAATTGTAGCTCAGAAGGAATAATCATTTTTACTCCTCTAGCAGCAATTCTCAAACCTCTTTCGTCAGTCATTTGAGCGATGTCTATCATAGACTGCTCTAACGATGTTTCGTTAAGGTCAGCTTGAGTAGCTAGTGTGTTTGCGAAAGTTCCAGCAACCGTTGGGTGAGCTGTGTTAAATAAACTAACACCGTCACCTGAATCAAAGTTATTTGTTGTTGGTAAACCTTGAATCAGTGGTTCTACTGATTTTACTTGTTTCGCATTGCTCATAGATCTTGCTAAAGCTTTTGTATATCTAGACGCTAGTCTGTCATACAAGTTATCCTCAATCGCTTCTTCAGTGATTGCGAATGCTAAAGCTACAGTCTCATGAGTGTATCTAGCAGTAAAAGTTTCTTGTGCTTCATCAAATGAAACTCCAGAACCTTCACCTTTTACTTGTGCGTTTGCGAAACCACTTAACATTACTTCTTCTTCAAAAGCTCTGTCAGATGATTCCTCGTTATAAATTTCAGAATGCTGATTTTCATAACGTTTGTATTCCAGGCCGAATAGTGCATTCAAACCTGGCTCTAGTTCTTTAACTAGTTGTGATCGTGATATAGCCATAATTGTTCTCCTATTCTAGCTTAGTTTTGTAGTTCAATAAGATTAGCAACCACTACTACAGATCTGAAAGCCGCATTTTCATCGTTTTCAGGATCTTCAGCAGATCTTAATAATCTCCATGAAGCTGCATCAGCACTTGTGTCTCCGATATCTAGTGTAGCTGAAGACTGACCAGTAGTTGTACTACCTGCCGTTGTGTTCATGTCATACGTTTCTAAATATCCAGATTGTGCTACTGCATCATCAGTTGCTACTACATATTGTTGTTGTGGGTTATCGAATACAAATGCATCGATATCTTCTGAGTTTGCTGGTGTTACTTGAACGTAATGATTCGCAAACGTCGGCTTTAAAGTTGTAGCCGCGTTGTAGAATATTCCATTAAGCACGCCTAGGATAGGAGTATCAGTTCCTTGTCCTTCAACGATGTAACCAGCAGCAGAAGCAACAGCACCACCATGATATATAGTGGTAGCATAACCCGCATCGATTTTGTATTTGCCTTGACCAGAAGTCGCTGGCGTTGAGCCAAGAGTTCCTGCAGGGATCAAACCAAAACCTTGTGTGTTTCTATTTGCCATAGTTGTTTCTCCTTATGTACCTGCCCCGAAGGGCCTCCAGTACGGTTTATAAATTCAGTGATTTAGAAATAGTTAAAAAATTATTTCTTTGTACCACCGAAGGTTACACGAGACTGTCTATCAACATTGATAGGCATCCTCTGGTCCTGCTCCTTCATAAGATCGTTTTTTACAGCTTCGTCTCTTTGTTTATGACGGTTAGTCATATACTCTTGACGTTGTTTCGCAATCTCTTCTGGTACCTTCGCAAGTAGAAGGCCACCTACCCCAATCACTCCCTTGTATTTACCTTCATCAAGTACGGGATAATCTGCTGAGTTAATGACTTCTTCAGCCCTCACTAATTCATAACCTTCTCTAATTCGTCCGGTTATATTTTTAGTGTCCTGAAAGCCAACGCTCTCTGCTCTTATCCATCTATACCTGAATCCATCAGGTGCAGGGGGTGCATCTAGAGAAGATGGTGGAACCCAAACTTTTGGTCTTTCTGTTTTAGACCTAGTTGAATTCGCACGAGAAGTGTTATTATCTTTTTCCATTTTACGCTCCTTCCGTGAGTTTTATTTGTTTTGCGTATTCTTCAAGTGGCACTCCTAATTTTTTAGCTATTGCTACTTGTGATGAAGTGAGTCTCACAGTTTGTCTTCCAGATCTAACGTTACTAGAACGTTTTACTGAAGCAACATTTTGCGTCGGTTTTGACGTTTGTGATTCCTTTGTATCAAATTTCTGCGGGAATTCAAGTCTAATTCTTTTATCAACTTCCGCATAATATTCATCAGTTTGAGGATCAAATCCTTCCCTTTCAGTCAAATCCTTATGGATTTCAAAGGCAGTGTAAGTCATTGCTCGGTCTTTACCAAACCAAGTATTTTGACTAGCCCAGTCTTCCGCTCTAGGATCTGGTGCAGGCAAAGGTTTTTGTGCACTATCAGAAAGAGGATCTGCAGCTGATAATCTTGGTGCAGGCTCTTCTTTAGTTGTTGTTGTGTTTGTTTGCTGTTCTTTTAAAGCATTTAATCTAGCTTCATCAATTGATAAAGCAGCGATTTTTTTCTGTGCCTCAATTTGAGAAGCAGCGTCAGCATTTTCAATAGCTGATGCTAATTCTTTTTGAGCAGAATCTAAACCGGTTTTAACTCTAGTTTCAAACTGTTTTACATAATCTTCATTTACTTTTGTAAATTTAGTTTCAACAGTTTGTCTTTTTGCTTCAACAGCTTTTGCATATTCTAAAGCAGCTTTTTCTCTTCGCTCTGCTTCTCTCATTTTACGAGTTAGTTTAGCTATTCGAGATTGAACTCCTTTACTATAATCTTCTAATTGTTCATCGTCCTTTTTTTCTTTTGCTTCTCCGCCTTCTTCTAATTCTTGTTTCGTTTCTACTTTTTCTTGTTCTG